CCGCTCCTAGCAGAGTTCGCACCAAAAGCTGGCCAATCGGTTTGGCTCGGGCTTGATCTTAGCCAGAACCGCGATCTGACTGCACTGGCCGCTGTCCAGCGCAACGGCGAACAGGACGGAAAACCCTGCTTTGATGCCTGGGTCGAGGTCTGGACGCCAGGCGATACGCTCAGTGCCAGAGTGCTGCGCGATAAGCAGCCCTATGACGTCTGGGTGGCTGGCGGATTTCTGAATGCGCCGCCGGGCGAGAACATCAGCTTGCGCCAAGTGGCGCAGGCACTGGCTGAACTGGACAGCGAATACCGCGTCGAGACCGTGGCCTACGACCGTTACGCGTTTCGCCGATTTGAAGAGGAAGTCAGTGAGCTCGGGCTGTCGGTCAATTTCATCGAGCACCCCCAAGGCGGCACCAAGCGCGGCAAACCTCAGGACGGGATGAGCGAAGGCCTGTGGATGCCAGGGTCGCTGCGGCATTTGGAAGAGCTGATCCTGGAAGGCCGGATCCGGCTCAAACGCAATCCAGTGCTGATCTCAGCGATGATGTCGGCGGTCACCGAGACTGATCGCTGGGACAACAAGTGGCTCTCCAAGCAGCGGGCCATCAACAAGATCGACGCAGCCGTAGCGCTGTGCATGGCAGTGGGGGCAGCAATGGCAGGCGACACCTCCGGCTCGATCGATGAATGGCTGAAGAGCCTTCATTCATGAACCTCTTCCAGAAGGCCTTAGGATACGTCGCGCGCTCCATCGGCCTTACCGACCCCAGGCTGGTGCAGGCGGCGGGCGGACGCACGACCACGACCGGCGAACTTGTCTCCACCACCTCAGTACTGGGGCTGGCGTCCGCCTGGGCCTGCGTCAATCTTCTCGCCGGCACGATCGCCTCACTGCCGCTCATAGTCTACCGGACCCGGGGTGGCGCTCGAACGGTCGCCACTGACCATCCGCTTTACCGGATCCTTCACGACAGCCCGAACGCCGACCAGACTGCGGTCGATTTTTGGGAGTTCATCTGCGCCTGCGTTGAACTGAACGGCAATGCCTATACCGAGATTATCCGCGCCGGTGATGGCCGGGTTGTGGCGCTCAGCGTCCCGATTGCGCCGGAACTCATGACCGTGCGCCGTCTGCGCGATGGCAGCCTGCAATATGAGTGGTCGGACAACGGCGTCAGCGCAGTCGTGGCCCAAGACGACATGCTCCACATCCGGGGCTTCGGCGGCAATCCGCTGGGCGGGCTCTCGACCCTTTCGTTCGGCCGCCAGACCTTCGGGCTGGCCCAGGCGATCGAGCGGGCCTCGGGCGACACCTTCCGCAACGGCGTGCGGCCCTCGGGTCTTCTCAAGACAGCAGACACCCTGACCCTCGACCAGCGCAAAATGGCCGAAGAGCTGCTGCAGGAGAAGTTTGCCGGCGCGATCAATGCTGGGCGGCCGATGCTGCTGGATCGCGGCATGGACTGGGTTCAGCTTTCGATCAGCCCGGAAGATGCGCAGATGCTGCAGAGCCGGGCGTTCTCGGTCGAGGAAGTCTGCCGGTTCTTCGGCGTGCCGCCATTCATGGTTGGTCACACCGAGAAGACCACTAGCTGGGGCACTGGGCTCGAGCAGCAGACCTTGGGGTTCCAGAAGTTCACGCTCCGTCGGCGTTTGAAGCGTATCGAACAGGCGCTGGCCAAGCAGCTTCTTTCACCCGCCGATCGTCAGGCCGGGCTTGTCATCGAGTTCAACCTCGAAGGCCTGCTCCGCGGTGACAGCGCGGCGCGTGCGTCCTTCTACCAGCAGATGCTCACCAATGGCGTGATGACCATCAACGAGGTTCGCGCGCTGGAAAACCTGCCGCCGGTCGAAGGCGGCGATGTCCCCCGCATGCAGATGCAGAACGTGCCAATTACCAAAAATGGAGCAGGCGCGGTATCAATTAACGCCCTTGAAGTAACTTAAATTCGACTGATCCTTCAATTTTTCTGTAGAAAATCGCGATATATCCATTGAAAAAAATGCTGATCCCATTGCGCCCTTCCATATTTTTGACATTATATAAAGGCTTCCATCCTTCTTTGTATATGCCCGTAAAATCGGATTGCCAGCAAAATGGCTCTCCACCAAACCCAGAAAAAACAGTTTGGTCTTTATGTTTTTTAGACATTTTCTCGAAAAAATTATTTAACTTTTTAAAGTCCTCTGGCGTTAAATCCTCAACGTCCCCATATTCTAATGGCCATTGTTCGCTATCTAGGTGACTACTTGTTATAAATTTCTTTTTGGGATCGCAAAACAAATATTCACCTATAATTTCTTTATCATCATAGTCATACGAAATAGTTTCGTATTTAGATGTATCCACATAATCATCAATTATTTCATCCTGCTTCAGATCGAGCAAATAAATAATTCTTACAGTGCATTCACAGTCATTTCCACACCAAACTTGCAGGATCATTTCTGGGAATTCATCTATAAAATCTAAGTCAAGATCCGCTAAATTTAGCTGACAGACCGGAGCCATGGGGCCTTCGTCATCGCATGGCCAAGGGTAAAATTTGGTTGTAACTGGAAATCCTGAAATCATTGATTTCATGCGTTCAATCTTCTTATTTTTATTTATTGGCTTTGTTTTTTCTTTGGCGTGCCATAGCGAAGATGCGAAAATATAATCTATATCACTATTAAATTTATCTGGAAAATGCTTCTTTATATCTGACATTATTTTAACGTCTTGTAGAGATTCTCTTTTTTCATATTTGGCCAATGCACTGCTCGCCCACGCAGGATTCAAGCCTGAAACCCAATCAATCAGAGATGCATTTTTTTGTTTTTCCTCATCATCCATTGGAATTCTCCTTTGCATTAGGCGTTTCGCCACAATTTTCACATCGACCTTGGACTGATACGAATCGTTCTCAGTTTGCCGACGCGGAATGGGTTTTGCAAAGTCATTACGACAATGTTGCATGAACGCGAGGCGGGTATCGTTCAGTCTATCCAATAGCTGTAGCGCGGCGACAGCGGCGCGCGGGCCTCCTTCTACCAGCAGATGCTGAGCAATGGCGTGATGACCATCAACGAGGTTCGCGCGCTGGAAAACCTGCCGCCGGTCGAAGGCGGCGACGTCCCACGCATGCAGATGCAGAACGTGCCTATCACGCTGGCTGGCAAAGCACCTGCGAAGCTGCGGCCTGCAGATCCCGGAGCAAGTCCATGAACCATCTCGACTTCGTCCTCGAGACCAAGGCCGTCACAGAAGATGGCCAGATCGAGGGGCTAGCGGCCGGTTACGGCAACGTCGATGCCGGTGGCGATGTGGTGATGCCCGGCGCGCTCGCCCGGTCGCTAACGGCCCGCAAGTCTATTCCGATGTTGATGTATCATGATCAGACGCGCCCTGCCGGTGTCTGGACCGATTTTGCCGAAAGCCCCGGCGGGCTGATCGTCAAAGGCCAGATCTCGATGTCATCGCAGATCGGCCGTGAAGCCTATGGGCTGGTGCGCGACGGCGCGATTGGCGGCCTGTCGATTGGCTACCGCACGGTCCGCGAACAACAGGTGGGCAAGACACGCCAGCTGATTGAGTTGGCTCTTTACGAGGTGAGCCTGGTCACCATTCCGATGAATGAGCGTGCGGTGATCACCGCAGTGAAGTCGATCATCGAGCATGGCCAATTGCCAACGCTCCGAGAATTTGAAGATTTCCTGCGTGAGGCAGGGTTCTCCAAAAGCCAGGCCACCGCAATTGCGGGCAAAGGTCTAGCGCCGCTGTTCCGGAGTGAGTCTGGCAGCACCCCATCCGACTTCCTGTCGGCCTTGAAAGCGCAAATCGGCGCCTGACCCCACTCCCACACAGGATATAATCATGAGCGATCAGAAGACCGCCGAGCAACTTGCCGGCGAAGTGAAAGGCGTGCTCGATGCACGCTTTGGTGAAGTCAAATCGAGCCTTGAGGCGAAGCAAGCTGAGCTGCGAGGCGTTCTTGATGCCCGTCACATCGAGATCAAATCCGACCTTGAGGGAAAGCATGACAAGGTGAAGGCGCTTGCTGAGGAAGCGCTGGGCAAAGCGCAGCGCGGGGAAGACCTCTCTAATGCGACGAAGGAACTGGCTGACGAGGCGCTGACTGCTCTCAATGAAGCCAAAGCGCGTCTCGACGAGGTAGAGCAGAAGCTCGCCCGCCGCGTGGCAGACGATGCTTCGCCAGAGTTCAAGACGATCGGCGAGAAGGTCTTAGCGGACGAAGCCATCAAGGCTTTCCTTGGCAACAACACGGTTCGCGGCCGCGCCAGCGTGGAGGTCAAAGCGATCATCTCGGCTCTCACCACCGATGCGAATGGTTCTGCCGGTGACATGATCGTTGCCGACCGCGCCCCTGGCATCATCACGCCAGGCCAGCGCCGCCTGACCGTGCGAGATCTCCTGACTCCAGGGCGGACGTCGAGCAATTCGGTGCAATATGTGAAGGAGACGGGCTACGCTAACGCGGCCGCTACGGTCTCCGAAACGACGGGCCCGACCAAGCCGCAATCCGACATCAAGTTCGATGTCCTGACCAGCAATGTGACGACCATCGCCCACTGGGTTCTGGCCACCCGCCAAATCCTGGACGATGTGCCAATGCTCCAGTCCTACATCGACGGACGCCTGCGCTACGGCCTGGCGCTGGTTGAGGAAAACCAGCTGCTAAACGGCAGCGGCACGGGTACGGATCTGGCCGGTATCTATACCCAGGCAACCGCGTTCACACCGCCGATCACCATCCCGGCGACGGTAACCCGGATCGACGTGCTACGTCTCGCTATGCTGCAAACGGCTCTGTCCGAGCTCATGGCAACGGGCGTGGTGCTTCATCCGGCCGACTGGGCCGCGATCGAACTCCTGAAGGACAGCCAAGGCCGTTTCATCGTCGGTAACCCGCAAGGTACGATCACGCCGACGCTTTGGGGTCAACCAGTGGTTGCAACCCAGTCGATGGCGACTGGCAAGTTCCTGACCGGCGCCTTCCTGCTCGGCGCGCAGATCTTCGACCGAATGGACGCGGTGGTCGAGATCTCGACTGAGGATGATCAGAACTTCCGCAAGAACCTGGTGACGGTGCTTGCCGAAGAGCGTCTCGCCCTCGCGGTCTATCGCCCCGAGGCCTTCGTGAAGGGTGACTTCACAGCGGCTGCAACAGCGGCGACCAAGGTCTGATGATCAGGAAGGGCTGGCCTGTGGGTCAGCCCTTCTTCTTTACACCGAAAGGTTCGGGGGTTCGAAACCCTCCGCGCCCACCATCCGTGAAGTGTCTGATATTGTGAAAAATAGCCGGAATCAAATGAATCACAATTATCTTGCCAAACTGGTTTGTGGTTCGACAGCGATGAGCGAGCGGAGAACGTGATGCGCAGCCAAAGCGCCGCCTGATGTGGAGGCGGCGCTGATTGAGCGCGGTGCGGTTATTGCGACGTGCGAGGCGCGGCGGGCGGCTCTCGTAGCGGTCTGGCCGCGCTAACAATCAGATCAGATCGTCAACGGCCACGCCTAGAGCATCGGCCAGCTTCTTTAGCGTCCCAAGTGAGCCTTGCTTTCGGCCTGTTTCGATCTCGGCAATGCTCACGCGATGAACGCCGGACTTTTCCGCCAGCGCAATCTGCGTAAGGCGGCGCAGATCACGATAGACGGCAAGGGGATTTTCGCCTGCAATCAGTCGGTCGGCAAACGCAGCCGGGATCAATTCCTCATCGCCAGAGGAAAGCGCAGCGGTGGCGCGGTCAAAGGCGATAATGTCCGACAGGCTTTCAGCCGCCTCAAGCAGAGACTGGTATTCAGCCTTCGGGATAGTGATCATCTGGTTCATATAATCCTCCCAAGGGGTCAAAGGTCATACACGCTGCCTCTGGGGCCAATCTCCAAAACGGCCAGAACGTTCCCCTGATCGTCCATGATAACCCGCCAGTTTCCAACACGAAGGCGCAGCCCCGTCCGGCCTTGCAGGGTTTTCATGTTGTTCGCCATTGCATCAGGATTGGCAGCATAGGCTTCAATCTTTGATTTGATCAGTTTGGCGGTCGGCACCGGCATCCGCCGAAGGGCTTTGATGGCTGCCTTGGTGTAGCTGATCGCTTTCATGTTGGTAGCTTTAAGCTACATACGCAGCATGGTCAACAGAAATGTAGCGGAAAGCGACACATGAAGTGGGCGCTGCGGGACGCTGAACAAACGTCGACACATGTCCAAGCAGTGGTTCGTCAATGGTTCGTCAATTCAGCCGCGTTCGCCGATTGTCCGCGCAAATCTGTGTGCGCTTCCGTGGTGAGACCCTGCTGCGGCATATGTGTTCGCTCGTTTTCCAGGAGATAGTCCTATGCATTTGCAGGCACTCGATACCATCCACGTGAGCTCGGTAAGCTCTGACAACATCACCACCGGCCAGTACTTCGAGATCGATGATCTGTCGGGCAAAAGCCTGATTGAGCGCGGTCTTGCCATCGAAGTTGGTGGCGCTCCCGCCATCAAGGCAGAGCCGGCCCCGGCGCCTGAGCCTGTGGCACTGGAAACTGACAAACCAGCCGAGCGGCCGCCGATTGCCAACAAGGCCGGCGCCAATACACGCACCAAGGCCGGCTGATGTCCGAGGTCTTCACGCTTGAGTCGCCGCTGGACCGGGCTGTGACGCTCGAGGAAGCGCGCCAGCAATTGCGCCTGGATGCCCACGACGAGGATCTGCTGCTGGGCGCGAAGCTCGATGCCGCCCAGGCCGAACTGGAACTGCTGACCGGGCTGAGGCTCAACCACCAAGTGCTCGAACTGCAGCTAGAAGGTTGGCCGCAGGAGATCACTATTCCGGTTCGCCCAGTGACGGTGGCTGAGATCCGCTACACGGCTGCAAATGGCGCGATGGCAACTCTGCCTGAGGCCGACTATGTCGCCCGCAAGCGCAATGGGTTCACCCGTATCCGTCCCGCATCAGGCAAATTGTGGCCAGCGTTGGCTGATGACGGTCTGATCCGCATAACTTTGTCGGCTGGATTTGCCGATACGGACCCTGATCTTCAGATCGCTAGGGCCGCAATCCTCGTCAAAGTCGCCTCGATGTTCGAAAACCGCGAAGGTGCAGCCTGTCTTGCCTTCGATGCGCTCGTGGGTCAGCTTAAATGCCGCTGGATCTAGCCTCGAAGCTCGACACCCGGATCCGGATTGAGCGCAAGCTGGTGGCGCGCGACCCGCACTATGGCACTGAGCAGATCACATGGGCCGAGTTCGCAACCGTCTGGGCCGAGGTGAAGCATATTCTGCCCTCAAGGGCCGAGCGATTGGCGGACAGCATCCAAATCGGCCGCCGGCCTGCCCGCGTTCGCATCCGCTATCTCGCGGGTCTCTCCGCAGACATGCGGGTCCTTATAGATAATCGCCCCCATCAGATCATCTCTGGGCCGGCCACACTCGGCCGGCGTGAGGCCATGGAAATCATGGTGGAGGAACACTCCAGCGTAGGAGCCGCACCATGACAATCCGGCTCAAAGGTGGCCCCGAACTGCTGCGGCTGCTCGATGAACTGCCCAAG